ACTAACCTCCATAATATATAAATAGTGGTAGTCGCGGTATTACCAGTACCCACTACCTCTAACATCCTTAGGAGATGCCAGCATGTATATTTATCAAATTACAAACAAAATCACGACAGATACCTACATCGGTAAAACCGTACAAATGGTCGAAGATAGGTTCTATTCACACAAGTATAACGCATCCAAAACCAAAAGTCAAACTTACCTGTATCGTGCTATGCGAAAATACGGTATAGATAACTTTGAGGTATCTATTGTAGATACCGCATTATCATTGGAAGAATTGAATCAGAAAGAAATAGAATATATTGCCAAACTTAAACCCAAATATAATATGACTAATGGTGGTGATGGTGGTGATACTTTGTCTAGCCATCCAAATAGGGATAATATAATAAAAGGTTTTAGTGAAAGAACATCAGGTAAAAATAATCCTATGTATGGAAGAAAAAGGCCTGATACAGCAATATATTTACTCAAAGGTCGTGATTCTATGTTGCGGGCAAATCGCTGTCCTGTAATATGCGAAGGTTTGAAATTTGATTCGGTTGGCGCTGCTCAGGAACACTTCAAAGGCATATCAATCCGAAAAAGATTGGATAACCCGAAGTATCCTGAGTTTTGCCGGCTACGAGAAAAAACTAAAAGAAAATAATCAAATAAGTTCACACATTCCTCCGCTACACGCCAATTGTTGGGAACCGGTAGTATTGTCCGAATGTTCATTGATATTAAATTTAGACCAATCAATTTTTGGTGTCTTTTCCAACCAAACAGAATATTCCTCTGCTGATATTGGTTGATAAGGCGCTTGCTGATAATTGTGTTCTGAGTATGGCAAAAAACTAATACCACCAACATCATCAAAATGAGAATATACCCATGCACCAACATCCATCCACTCACATTCTTTTACATATACTGTAATTGATACAGTGTGTTCTGACCAGTTCTTGTAATACATGAGGTAGTGTTCCAGTTGTTGTAATGCAGACACATCTGGAACTGTTACGGCTGTGTCCGGAGCCTTTGTTGGAAAATGAAATACCCAAGTCTTATCGGGTTTCATTACATCATCTTCACAGTAGATACCTTCTTCTTTAAGAAAGATTCCAATTGGATCGGTTTTATCTGACCTAACTGTACGTACATAAAACTTTGAATATCTTGGATGTATTCCAGATGCCGAATCAACCAACTGGGATACAGTACCAGAAGGCTTTACGGTCGTGATGGCAACTGATTGATTGATACCAAGTTTATCAGCCCAGATTTTATTCACACCAATGGCATGATCGCGCATTTCACGCAACCAACCAGCAGCAATATCAGTTGTCTTGGATAGAATAGGATGATCCATGATGCCTGTAAGGGAAACACCAAGCAACCTTTCTTCCTCGGCATTTTTCTTCCAAATATTACGTAGATACCTGAATTCAGTCAATGATGATTGGAATGTTCCCATGATGGTTGCTGCTTCTACTTTATCCATCAATGCTTGGAGGTCATCTTCTGGTCTAATAACAACTTCGGTTAAATTACAGAAACCGGATGAACGTAAAAAGATTTCACAACATGGATTGGCACCAAGGAACTGTTCCTCTGCCTTCTTGGCATCACGCCGGCCCAATGACTTAATCTTCTTTAATGCACCCTGTCTATTAAATATACCTCTTTCACCAGACTTTGAATTATATAAAGAAAGCCATTCTTCCATAAAAGCACCAATTTCTGGCTTTTCTGTATATGCAACAGAATTGTTAGACAATGACCTTTGATTATTTTCTATCCACCACTGACCTGTTTTAGCATTACGCATACGATCATCAGATAAATTTGAAAGGGATATCTGTGCTGATCTACGAACACCTCCAACAACAATAGCAGATGCTATATGATTCATCAAATCATGACATTCAATTGTCTGGAGTTTACGGCCAGCAGCACCTTTGAATATACGTACAGTGTGTTTGAATAATTCATCCAATGGTCCAGGACCAGAGGAACGTCCACCAAATGTTTTTAATGGTGCACCAGAAGGACGTAATGCAGATAGATCCCACTTTGGTATCTGGCCGGAATAAAGCATAGCAACCAATTCTTTATATGCTGTTGCCCATCCAATTTTGGAATCTCTTACCTTGATAACCGTTTCTGTTTCATGAAATTCTTCGGATACTGTTGGTAATTTAGAAACGGCTTGTCGTTCTACAGAAAAACCAACGCCGCAACCACACATCAAAAGATACATAGTCTCATCAAATGCCCGTGGATCATCCACAGCAACATAGGCACAATTATAACCAGCAGCATTGTCACGATCCAATGCTTTACCTGCTGTCATCAAAGCCCTCATAGAAGGCATTACTTCTAAGTTGTGTATGTAATTATATATTTTTGTTTCTGGGAAAATCTTTGGATATTTTTCTTTCCAAAATCCACAATATCTTGAAACAGTTTCTTCCCATGTTTCTCTGCGGTTTTGGTCTGGCAAAAAACGTGCGTAACGCGAGGCAGCGATGTACCTTTGGTAATCATTCATGTACTTATCCTTGTTGTTATTTTGTATTAGGATATTATATATCAGGTGGAATTTTTATACTTTGTTCAAATCCCTCTCTGTAGTAACCCAATATTCAATGGCGCCATTTGTGTTTGTGAAGTGTGCAATACCTTCCTTAGCAATTTCAACGACATACGCACCAGGGATAAGTTTAATATTTTCTGTTGCAAAGACGAATCTAAAGGCCTTTTCAGTAGTACCAATCTCAACCTCTTGATTTGGTTTGGAATCATTCTTTGCATCAAAGATTCCCAACTTTAATATACCATCTGCACCAATAATTGCAATGTTGGGAGATTGCAACACATTTGCATTCTTAATAATCCATGCATGATCTTCTTCTGTCAGTGTGAATGTTGTATGCACTGAAGAAAAGATGATTGCCTTATCTGGAGGAGTAACTATCATTGACTTATCGGTTACTCTATATTTAGTTTTGGAACGACCTCCAAGAGATTTGATTAATACATTAACAGTATCGAATTCAATTTCTGGTGTTTCTTTTCCAATGGAAAGCAAGGACAAAAATTCATTTAAATCATAAATACCGAAGTCTTTTGGAAAATCATCTTTCAATGTAGCCTTTGCCAGAATTGCCTTTGTTGGAGATATTGTTGATATCTTTGTACCCTTATTAAAAAATAATCCTGAATTAATGCCAGAAAAATTCTTAAGTACACTTACTGTATCATTGCTGAGTTTCATATTCTTCTTTCCTTCTAATAGTATAGAGTATTACTTCCAATTCTTTTTGGAAATCTTTCACAGTTCCATCATTTTGAATATGATAGTCGATTTTACTACCAATCCATTTCCATTCTGATTCATGTATACCATATTGTTTCATGGCAACCAATGCTTTTACATCACCGGAATTTGCTTTGGCTGCTGTATCAAACCAATCAGGAACTTTTCCTCTTTGTACATGAATTATGTGTCCATTATTTTGTCGGATAAAATCCATTTCATTCTGGAACCTAACATCAGTTATAACTGTATCACAAGTTAATCTCTTTTGCAAGGTCTTGACCCATAAATCCTGGTGAAAAACATTTCTTCCTGCTTCGGTACCAAGTTTCTGTAGTGCTTCCCTGGGTGTGAATGGACGACCCATTACTTTGGACCAAAAATCATCCGGTTCTTCTCGCCATAGACGGGATCTATCCGTATCTCCTTCAAGTAAAGCCCTATCCCAACCAAACATGGCTGCGGCCGCATCTTTTAGGGGACCAGCAAAAGCCTGTTGAGCAAAACCATAACTGGATAGTATATCTCCTGCTGTACCTTTACCTGATCCAATAAAACCAACCACACCAATTAGAATCATTCTTTTGCCTTTAATAGTCTAGGAGTATCCTTGATATGTTGCATTGTAGTATCATGGACTATTTTATTATATTCTTCTACAATATCTGCGCCAAATCTATCAACCAAAGCCTTTTTTACTTTTTCATTAAGTTCAATAATGTTTTGGTATTCTTTTGAAATATATTCATCCATTACATCTCACCGACAAAATTGGCGATGGCTGGCATGTCTCCCTGGAAATGGTAGGTTCCAATATGGGCTGTTTTCATCCACGGGCAAAGATAAATCTTGCCGCCGATGTTTCTCCACCACTGACAGAACATATAGTCCTCACTAAGATATCTTTCCGAGGCTTTATCAATGACAGTATCGAAATACGCATGAATATATCGTGTACCGTCGAAGTTGGCTTGACCAACGTGATCCGGACGATACTTCAACTCTGGATATGCAATATCAAACTTTGGAAACACATCACGATTAACCATCATGAATCCAGTACCAATTTCAAGTACTTCCAATGGTTCTGTTACCGAGAATTGTGCTGTTCCCTTTACAGGATTAAAGACATAATCTCCACCCAATTTTTCAAGTAATCCTGTATCAATCTTAGGATTCTTTTCAATTGCTCTATGTATATTTCTCCACTTGATTGCTTTTTTAGGATATGGGCCCCCAATAACATCCTTATCAAGTGCAAGCAATGCCATAACATCCTTAGGATCAAACATAATATCTGAATCAATAAACAACAAATGTGTTGCATCAGATCGGTGTAAAAATTCATCTACAAGATAATTTCTGGCTCTTGTAATTAAAGATTCATTAAACAAAAATGAAAACTTAATATTGATGCCATACTGCATACACATGCCCTGTAAATCAAGACAGGATTTCATGTATAGTCCGTGATTGACGCCACCATACATTGGGGTGGCTACAAATAGACTCTTTTTCTTTAAATCTTCAATCTTTACAGTAATTTCCATAGTTTCCCCAATTTACAAGTAAAAAAGGGGTCCAGCTTATGACTGGACCCCGGTATCGTCTAGACGCTCTTATTAAGCGGCAAACGAAAAGCCAGCACCAAGTGCTGTGCGTACCAGAGCCTTGGTTGGTGAACCAAGACGATACACATTAATCTTGCGACCATCAGCAAGGTGCTTGCTGTTTGTATAGATAACATGACCTTCTTGACGCAATTCTTCAATGCGTGCAGCAACGTTGGTAATACCAAAACGTGCTTGCGCTTGACGGGTCGTAAAGGTGTTATATCCTTCGGTCTTTTGGAGGGTATTCAACATGCGGGTTTTTGCGGAAAGGTTCTTACTCATATAATAAAACTCCTAATAAAGTTGTGCCCCACACCGTGTGGGATTCTCACATCATACACTTATCTATAACGGATGTCAATAGATTTTAGTGGTATATTTTTTATCTACCTACTTGT